GTTTAGTTAGATCCGACAGCGCGACAACTCAACAGATACAAGCAATTGATGAGGAGATGAAGGGACTAACCCAAGCCCCAGAAACTATTCAAATTAATTCTTATGCCAACGTTATGGGGATAGGGGGATATCAACTAATAACTAAAGTTTCATGCAAGATCTCTCCGGGTGAGTATAGTACAACTGTTGAAGCTAGACATATTTATACGGGATACCCAAAAGCCCACAATCCATCGGCTCTCTATGAAGCCATAAAGACCAAAGATATTAATGACCCTGACGCTCCGACAGCTAACCAATCGAAATATTGTGGGAAGCTCACAGAACTCATCAGTGACACCGACAGTGTACCGCTTACTCTGGAAGCTGTGGCCGCAATTCCCGTAGACAGTGCAAAATGAGTAGGTCCGGACGAAACGATAATAAGACTGTAAGAGGACAAGCGATCCATAGGGCGAAATATGCCTCGGAAGCCTTTAAAAAGAATGGTATTCGACACAAATCTGTAAAAGAATTTAATTTCTCTGAGTTTGTGCAATATGGAAGAATAGATATAGATGATGACCCTGTTGTGGTTAACCAATCCAAGCTAAAACCAGTAGAACCCCCAGCTAAAAGTGCTGATATACATTTTGTAACTGAGCTAGTTAAAACAAAGTTTAATAGTTTTAAGAGGAGGTTTGATAAAGCCGTGCTTGTTGGGCAAGTAACCTCTAACGATCCTTATTTATCTTCTCTAAGAATACACAAGGCTTATGAGAACCCCACGATACTCTATAAAGATTTTGTCGCAGATATAGTTAATACTTTTAACGAGAGTTATCTTGCATCTAGAGACAACAGAATACAAGTTATGAATTTTAATAATTATGTAGAACACTTCATGAAATTCATATTTATATTGGGAACGGATTTTCCGGTTACTTTAACCGGGTTTCAAAAAAGCAAAAATTCTAATATTTTTACAAGCGGACTGGCAATCAGTATTGCTGATCTGGATGCTTCCATAGACCAACTGAAAAAAACGTTCTTCGAAGCGAACCCTTGTATAGACTTCTACCTTAATCTCGCACAGCAAAATGGGTTTTCGGTAATGCAGAATGCACCATGGATACTAGTTTTAGATTTAGGCCACCCCGCTGTTCGAGAAGAAGTTGCTGGGCCTGCTGGTAACGTTGTAGCTAATATATTTAAAAACAATTATAGTAAAACCTACAAACAAGATATACAATTATTATCTAGTATAATACAGAAGGGTTATAATTCTTGGGTTAGTAAGTTTCCTTATGAAAAGGATATTAATATATGTAGAAAGAATATTAGTATTAAGAATACATATAGAGAAACTATAAGTAATAAAGTATTCAATAAGAAGTATAATATAAGGTATTGGATTCCACAATATATAAAAATAAGAAACTTTGAAGAATCTAACCCATACACCGAACCAGAAATATTTCGCATGAGAGAAAAAGCACTTTCTTTCCAGAGTCTACTTGACAATGAGAACGCAATGAGTTATATTAATGAACAGTACCGAGTAAAATACAAGTTAGCTCATGGCGGCTTTCTCTATTACTATAAACGGCACCAAAAAAGGAATACGGAGGATGAATGATATTTCAGATTATAGACGAGAAGCGGGAATGTACAGGATTAGCCCTTGAAGGTAGAATTGAGCAGCGCAAAATTGCCCAAGACCTTACAGCTACTTGGACTCACAGCCGCATTCTTGAAGACTTTGATATGGACTATGCTGATTTGTATTGTGGAGGTTTATCTCTTAATGATGCTTGTCCAGAACACCTGAAGGATCGATGGTCAATTCGCAAACAGAAAGTAGAGAGTTTTGTTAAGTCGTTTGTTAATTCCAAGGTCAATTTAGATGACGTTTGTTTCCATGATCTTATTCCCACCACTCATTTAATGCATTATTATAATCTTCGTAATGAGATTACAGAATATGTATTGCAAAACCATAAAAGACCAAAGAATTACTCTTTTTTGAGAGACACAACAATAACAACCAGAGAAATTGCTGATCAAGAGGTCAGATTGAATTGGGAGTTTTTAAAATCTAGATATACAAGAGATATGAAAGCTAAGTCTGTATGGGACAGGTTTTATGAGACAATCCCATACGTTAACTATGATGTTTTTGGCACTAAAACGGGTAGGCTGTCAACTAAGACTGGTTCTTTCCCCATCCTTAACTTTAAAAAAGAACTAAGAGCGGCGATCATTCCCAAGTGGGGATCATTTGTCGAACTTGATTACAATGCAGCCGAGGTGAGAACATTACTTTCTCTCTCCGGTCAAGAACAACCACAGGAGGATATACATGAGTGGAACGTTACTAACATATTTGCAGATGAAAAGAGCCGAGAGGCTGCAAAGCGCAGCTTCCTTGCGTGGCTCTACAACCCAAACTCCACAGCAATCGAAACAGAATTTTACAACAGAACAGAAGTTCTACAACAGTTTTACAAAGATGGGTTTGTGGAGACCCCATTTGGTAGAAGCATTGAGTCTGATGATTTTCATGCTCTTAATTACTTGTTACAATCTTGTTCTTCGGATAACTGTATAGCTCAAGTTAACAAAATACATAAGTTCTTGCGACACATGAAGACAAATGTAGCATTTATTATCCATGATAGTGTTATTTTAGATATGCCCTATGAAGAGAGACATCTTTTACCTCAAATCATTGAGTTATTTGAAGATACAACCCTCGGTAAGTTCCCAGCCAATATAAGTGCTGGTAAAAACCTTGGCAAGATGGTGAGGTTATCATGATAGCAATTGGAATAGGTCAAGCAGGTTGTAATATTGTGCGTTTAATGGCCTCAAATCCATCCGTGAAGGGAGTTTATCTTGATGCTGGGCTTGGGCTGCCCATATGCTCTTCACATGAGGAATACGAGCAGTCTGTGCCGTCTCTGAGCAAGAAGTTAAGACTTGGTAAGGAACAGAACATATGGGTTGTAGTTTGCGGCGCCGGTAAAATATCTGGTGCAACGCTAGCTATACTTGAACAGTTAAAAAGCAGGAGAGTTAGGGTGGCATATGTTTATCCCGATTCCTTTTATTTATCAAAGACGCAAATGACACAAAACAAAGTTGTTTTCAATATACTCCAGCAGTATGCGAGATCAGGATTGGTTGATTCATTATATTTATTTTCCAATAAAGTAATACAAAACTTTGTAGGAGAAGCTACAGTTTCTTCTCTATATGAAGACATAAACAGCACTATATCAAATTTTGTGATCACAATGGAGTGGCTAGAGCATGATAAACCTCTTGTTGGTGGTATCTTCGAACCAAAGCCTGTGTCTAAGATTTGTACAGTTTCGGTAGGTAAGATAGATTCTGATAGTGAAACTGTGTTTTTTCCTATTGAAAATACAACTGAGGCTGTTTACTATTATTCAGTAAGCAAAGATGACAAAGAAAACGAAAAAAGTTTATTGACAAAAATACGTGAACGTGTTACATTTAATATAGAGAGAGAAATTGAATGTTCTTTCGGACTTTGGGAGAATCAATCTGATGTTTCTTTCTTTTATTCAATAAAGTATACACACTTCATACAAGAGGAGATGCAATAAATAAAAGGTTAACTTTTAATTTGACAGTATAGTCGTAACAGGTTATATTATAAATGTTGGTGAGGTAACAACTTTAAAAAAGCCTCAAAAAAACTTCGTCTTTCCGCTTGACAAATATTTCATAACAGGTTATATTATAAGAGTCACAAAGACAATTACTTAACAAAAGGAGATCAAAATGAGTAATATTACAACTAACACAATGGTGCATACTGGCACTTTCACAAAAAATGACGGCTCGGAACGCACTATGCGTTTTGTAAAATGGACGGATATCCCAACAAGCTATAAGGGCAACCCAGACAGCCTCAAGCTCAAATCTGGAGTTGTTGAAACTGTCTACGATGTGGACGCGAAGGGTTATCGTTCGTTTAACAATGGGACGGTTGTCGGTAGTGTTTCTTCTATTCGGGAGAATGTAACCTTCGGATAGAATCGAGTGAGTTTCGGGTCTTCTCTACAAAAAGACCCTTTTTTTTAACAACTAACTAATTAACAAGCGCTGTTTTGGCGACTAGTAATAGAACAAAGACAAGAGCTTCATTAATAGGAAACCAAAAGCTTGATTTTCTTCTTGACAAGGAAGTAAAACTATGTTATACTATAGATGGCGGTAAGGTAAAAACCCTGCTGACCTTAACTTAATAATCAAAGGAGATTAAAATGAGTTTAGACATTGCAAAAATGAAAGCGAAGCTTGAAGCTTCCAAGAACCCAAAGGGTGGATCGCAAGATAGCACCAAATGGAAACCATCGGAAGGTGATCAAACCCTCCGTATTCTTTCCACAGAGGATGGAGACCCCTTCAAGGAGTTTCATTTCCACTATAACGTTGGAAAGAACCCCGGAATTCTTTGCCCAAAGAAGAATCATGGGGAACATTGTCCAGTATGTGAGTTCGCCTCCAGTTTATGGCGAGAAGGAATGGACAACAATGATGAGAATGCAAAGCGAGAAGCTAAGAAGCTATTCGTTCGTAAGCGCTATTTCTCTCCTATCCTTGTGAGAGGAGAAGAAGAGAAGGGAGTTCGTATTTGGTCATATGGAAAGATGGCATACGAACTTCTGCTGGGCCTTGTGCTTGATCCCGATTACGGTGACATCACTGACCCAGAGACTGGTACGGATATTGTTCTGACGTACACCGTCCCCGGCACACCCGGATCGTTCCCAAAGTCTCAAATTAAGGCTCGTCGGAGACCCTCCGTTCTTTGCGATGAGTCTGTCGCTAACTGTAGTGACCTACTTGATTCGATACCTGATATCTCTAGCATTTTCCAGAGAAAAACTTCGGATGAAGTACAAACTATGCTTGATGAGAGCTTCTCTTCAGAAGCATCCTCTGAAAGGCAGGCTGTAGAAACCAGTAAGTATGGTGATACATCTGTTAAGTCAGCGTATGAAAAGCTTATGGGAGAGTAACCCGTGCTGGTCGCCTTGGGTCGGGCGAGTAAGAAATACGGCCCACCCCTTTTCGTGTAAATGATTTGGGTTAGATGCAATGAGGCCGGCTTAAAGATCCTCTTTTTTATCATACAGATTCTCCTGTTGAAACCGCAGGGAGGCACGGGGTTACAGGTGCCTCATACTTTTTATAAGAGGAAATAAATATGTTAAGTATACTACTAATGTTATCCCTGACTGCATGTACAGGGAATAAGAGCGACACTGGTGACAGTGTTACAACTAGGGAAGAGCAGCCGGTGCCTGAAACTCCTCCGGAAGACGATTCTTGGGGTTATGAGCCCAATATGGTTCTTTTTCACAATGTAACTGTTGTTAAGGACAACGACATTGCTTGTTTTGATGATGGCGATGATTCTCCATACTGCGGAGTTCATAAAATTTATCTCACTGTGTGGGATGATTGGGGCGGTCTTGGAGACCAAGGGTCTTGCGAGATTGTTCATCGTGTAGCCCCAGAATATCTTGTCGACAACGGCGCCACTGCTGATCTGGTCGAAGCCGGAGCTATGAATGGGTGGGAGATAGATGCAACACAATCTCTTATTGCGACCTCAACTATGTGTGATTTTATTAAAGAAGGAACGCATCAACACACTGTTTTTGAGAAATTCAAAACCCAGAACCTTGTGTGGGGAGTTGTCACTCCGACAGAAGATATGTTAAATGAATACCGAGAAGGCTATTCTGATATAACCAATGAAGAATGGGAAACTGATGTTGCTCCTTATTTAACGGCACATATCAACAAGGTCAACGATGTATATAGGGTCCCCAATATGTCAGTAGCCTACCAGATTGATGGTGAGAACACGCCAGTGGTTGGTGATGATGGGGATTTTACGGCTGGTGAAATAAACACGACAGAGTTGATCGATGGTTACTATCGCTCTCCTCCGTTTTACGTTTATAGCATTGACCGTTTTGCGATGGAGGAATAATTAATATGGGGGAAGTACTTAAAATGAAAGCTGGCAAGATTGATTTAGATGCAATGAGAAAAGGCATCAACAAAAGAACAGGTCTTAATGTAGCACATGATTTATCAAAAGATAGCCCCACTATTGTGAAAGAATGGATTCCAACTGGCTCACGCTGGTTGGACTCTATTACTTGTCGAGGTAAGATGGCTGGTATCCCTGTGGGTAAAATCACAGAGATTGCTGGTTTGTCTTCCTCTGGCAAATCTTTTATGGCGGCTCTTATAGCAGCGAACGCCCAGAAGATGGGTCATGTGGTTATCTATTTCGATGCTGAGTCGGCGCTAGATGATACTTTTCTAGCTAAAGCTGGGTGTGAAGTGGAAAAGGTTATTTATGTTCAGGCAATTAGTGTAGAAAAAGTATTAGGTGAGATAGAAAACCTAATGGACGAATACCCTCAACAACAATTTTTGTTTGTGTGGGATAGCATAGCAGCAACACCGTCCGAAAAAGATATTGAGGGGGATTTTAACCCTCAATCTTCTATGGCGGTTAAGCCAAGAATTTTTTCCAAAGCATTTCCGAAGATTACAATTCCGCTGGCTAACAACCAATGCACCTTGATTCTTATTAACCAACTCAAGACGAACATTACCTCTAATATAGCAGAGGCGATGACAACTCCATGGATTGCGCCCGGTGGTAAAGCTATCGAATATTTTAGCTCCCAGCGTATTTGGTTGACAAAGCGTAAAGCTAAGGCTTCTTATGTTAATAATGATAAGGGTCACCGCATTGGCACAGAGGTCAGGGTGAAGATTGAAAAATCTCGCTTCGGGACCGAAGGAAGAACCTGTACTTTTAAGATCATATGGGGTTCTGACGTCGGGATACAAGACGAGGAAAGTTGGTTTACTGCAATCAAATTATCTGGTACTGATAGGATGAAACAGAGTGGAGCGTGGTATACCATTAAAGATAAGAAAGGAAAGGATCATAAATTTCAGCAAGCTAAGTGGCTTACCAAACTAGAGGATCCTAATTTTAAAGATGCGGTATGTACTATCATGGATGAAGAGATCATCCAGAGGTTTGATAATACACAGGTAGAGATTAACTTAGAAGACGATTAAAAAAAAACACCCCAACATTGTTTCCCCTCTCAAATATTTTGTCATGATGTTATTTGAGAGGGGTTTTTTGTTTGACAATTTTAAGGGGATATGTTATAGTATATATATGGAG